ACGCAACAGCCGGCGCGCCTTTCCCTTCCGCTGTAGTGGTATTTAACGGATATTATAGAGGACTCACCCCCATGATGATGTCAATTAGCAGATGAAAAACTAGTTAAGTATGTGAGGGAGCGAATACCGCAGTTATGTTTTGCCGTGATTGTTTTAACAAACTTGGCATTAGGTTGCGTAACCATCTCATCAAAATTTCACCTTTGGAATAAATTTGATGGGACATATGATTGTGTAACCGCCAACGACAACATCACCCGCGTCCCCGGATTTAAGTTTACTTACCAGATAAATGATAATTGCTTGCTCTTTCCCAAAGAAAAAGTGTCGATTGCGCTTAATGTGTTTTACTTATACTGGTACAGTGTTTTTGAGGACCCCGCCGATGCAGTTCTTAACAACCTAAACAATCTCATCATCGAGTGGAAAACCGAGAAGATGAGATTTAAAAACGGATACAGAGTAGATGGCGAATATGTTCCCGAAGGAAAGGCAGTGGGATTGGCGTTTGGTAAAGGACTCATCCAGATATATGTGGAAGAAGGAGCGACTCTTGATGAAACATCTTTTGTTCATGAACTTATCCATATTTCTATTAATGCTGCTACTGGACAAAACCACGGCGACCCCGACCACGAAGGTGAGTTGTATAAAGGATGGACAAGTCGCCACACACAACTGATTCATGAAGTCAACGAAGCACTTCAGGGAATAATGGAAATGAGATATGGTTCGTAAAATAAAACCCAAACCAACCCGCAGTCAAAAAGAAGCAAAAAAAGATTTGCAACAGAAGTTAAATATGTTTGATAGACTACCGGATGAGTGTTTGGTGTGTTTCGCCCCCTTTAACAAGACCGACAGGGAAATGGTTACAACATGGAATGTGGTGGTGCGCAACGCGGAACAGACAGTGAGACTTTACTGCCCCACCTGTTGGCAACAGGCACTAGACTTGTTGCAAGAGTATGCAAAAGATGATAGTAGGGTTTGAGGCGTCCGACGCCACTTATGCTGAGTTGCTCATCAAGTTAAAGCATGAAGGCATTACCAAGCGCGAGTTCTTTCGAGGAGTCGTAAGCGCGTTTTTGGCAGACGAAGAAAGATTCGGTGCTTATATCATCGAGTTTAAGAAAAAAAAGAATTTATATTCTCATAAGAAGCAGAAAATCCTTGACAAAGAACGCAAAATGGGTTATGATGTAGAAAGAAAAATGGGATTATCCCAGAATGAAATCGACGACTTGTTTGATATGTTCGATGAGGAATTGGGTGTGTAAATGAAAGAGTGTGCCAGAGAGTGTGTACAAAAAAATAAAAAATGCTCTCAAAAAGAATGCCGATTATGGATGAAACACGGCAAAGATTTAAATTGCAGTCTGGTGGCAATCCAACGCCACGGACCCATGACGCTCTATGAAGTAGCCGAAAGACTCAACCTCAGTTACGTGAGAGTGAAGCAGATTCAGGACGCGGCNATAGCNAAGATAGACAAAGAAGAAATGCGCAATGAACTTTTTGTTCTAGAGGATGGCTTTTTCTAAGTTTAGGAAACTATTTATTAACTGTAAAAGTGCTGTTTTTTTCGCGGCACACCTAAAAGGAGAATTTTTGTTATGACTAAAAAGAAAACTTTACTTGAGGAGGGCGCCGTTCGCAGTTTTATGAAACTGGCAAACCTGAAACCTCTTGCCAGCGATTTCGTGGATAAACTCTATGAAAAGAAGCAGGGGTATGATGATCGTCTAGATGACACTTTAGGTGCAAAAGATGGCGCGGAGAAAGATAAAGAGCAGTCGCTTGCAGATCGCCGCAAAGAAAGCGAAGGTGAGGAAAAAGCTCACGGCAAAGGGGCAGACTCCAGCGATAAGGAAATGTCCGAAGATAAAGATTACACTGCCAAGAAGGAAAAGCCAGGCGAGGATAAGCGCAAAGGTGCTGAAAAGCGAGGCGCAGAAGGGACCCTTGCTAAAACTCCAGGTCATGGCAAAGTAGACTATGTTAATGAAGAGGAAGAATCCGCACTCCAAGAAGATGATAAAGAAGATGACGATTGGGGTGGCAACAAGGGTGATGAGTCTGAAACCGATCCTGGACATCTCGACTATGAAGGAGATGAAGGTGGCGAACATGGCGACTTAGATGTAGGTGCTTTAGTACGCGCCATTGCTGATGCCGTAGAGACACACACTGGAGTTTCGGTGGAAGTTGCTGGCGAAGAGGCAGAAGAGGAAGCGGATTTGGCCGACGAAGAAGAAGTAGAGTTGGACGACGAAGAAGAAGGGTTGGACGATCTTGAAGAGATGATCGCAACGATTGCTGAGAATGTCACCTCCCGTCTGCGAACCTTATCTACCGAGCAAAAAAAGAAGAAGTAGAGAGTTTCCCTACAATTAAATTTAAAAAACCACCTTCGAGGTGGTTTTTTTACTTGACAAAGAGGTAAAATGTGTTTATAATGGGGGGAGCGGATCTTGTTCCGCCCACTAATTATTTAAGGTGATTTTAACTATGGAATATCTTCGGAAATGCTTAACTTTCTTCGCACATCTGCTTATAGAGTTTATTATGCGACCCTCATCGCAATATGCTCCTGTGTCTATCACAGAGAATGGAAGAGAACCCTATATTATAGGGAGAAGAGGAAATTAGGGCCCATGGCATATCATTTCCGGCGCGCCATCATCACCAAAGAAAAGATTACAATTTTAAGAGTTAAACAAGGTCTATTAAAACGGAGGACTAATGACAACGAAACACTATCTTAACACCGCAGAAGGGTTAAACCAAAAGATTTTAGAAGGGGTAAACAAACTAGCAGACAATGTAGCAGCTACGATGGGACCAAGGGGAAGAAACGTCATTCTCCACCAACCCGGCTCCAACCCCATCATTACCAAAGATGGCGTCACAGTGGCAAAGTTTGTGGACCTAGAGTGTCCATTTGAGAATGCCGGCGCACAAATTATTAAACAAGCCAGTGAAGAAACTAATGTCAATGCCGGCGATGGTACCACCACCGCGACAGTCTTGGCACGTGCAATTTTAATAGAAGCACAAAGGCACTTGGTAGCAGGACATTCTCCCGTCGAATTGAAAAAGGGAATTGATAAAGCTACTGAAGTAATTGTAGAGAACTTAAAAGCAGAAGCGCGAAAAGTTACCAAACTAGACGACGTAGAGGATATTGCTACCATCTCCGCCAACGGGGATAGGACGATAGGTAAACTGTTGGCAACGGCGATTGATATGATCGGTACAGATGGAAGCATCACTATCGAAGAAGCGCGATCTCTTGATACGTCGTTGGACGTGATGGAGGGGTTTCGATTCGATAGTGGTTTCGCAGCAGGAGCGTTTGTAAACGATGAGCGCCGTGGGGTGATGAAGTATGATAACCCTCTCTTTCTTATTACCGACGAAAAGATAGAGTTTGTAGAGGATATTCTTCCCATTCTTGAACTCGCCGCCCGTGATGGTCGCCCTCTTATGGTAGTGTGCGAAGATATTGAAGGACAGGCACTTGCGGCAATGATTATGAATGCCATGCGCGGCACTATGAAAGTGGCCGCTATTAAGGCGCCCCGCTATGGAGAAGAGAGGCGCAATATCCTCCAAGACTTAGCAATTAGTGTAGGGGCTACGTTTGTATCACGAAGTTCAGGGATGCAAATGAAAGAGGTGAAGCTCAGTCATATGGGAAGCGCCAAGTCTATTGAATCCACCCGCTTTGTGACCACCGTTGTGGGCGGAAAGGGAAAGCAAGATGACGTAGACCAGCGCATTGGATCGCTTAAATCCCTGTTTGCTGAAACCGATAACATGCACGAGTGTGAGCGAATTCAGGAGCGCATTACGCGCCTCGCCAGTGGCATTGCCGTCATCAGCGTAGGAGGAGCAACCGAAGTGGAAATGATAGAAAAGAAGCATCGAGTAGAAGATGCCTTAGAAGCCATTAAGTCTGCCCAGCAAGAGGGGATAGTAGTTGGCGGCGGCATGGCACTTTTGCGTGTAGCGAGCCGCCTAGATCCTCGCAAGTTTTATCCCCAAGGAGGGGAGGCGCTCTATGGG